GCGGTCAAGGTTCATTTATGGAATAAACTTGGTGAAATTGCATCGAAGTATGACAAAGAAATTCATGCGAGGTTCAGTGCCAAGACGAAAGTCGCAAAGTTTTTGGGTCTCGGTTTCGCCGAGAAGGGACCGTACGTCACGAGACGGTACATCCTCATTAAGAAGAAGAAAACTGGAAATGGCCCCGAACCCTCTAGAACGAATGTGTTCATCGATGTGGAACTATTTGCCCTCGATCTTAAAACGAGATACTTTTCGATAGCGAAAGGTCAAATCGTCGAACGCCCCGTCGGTGGAATATTAGACATACCGTTCATGCGTCCGGGTGAGTTCGGTTTTGAAGTCGTAGAGACAAAGAAGAAAGGTGTCACGTATAGAAATAGAATGACGGGCACCATCGTCCGCGACGATCGTATTTTCGTGGCGGGGCGTCGATTCTTACTCGACGACGTGTATCTCATGCAAAAGCTCGGTCTTCGTCCAGAAAAGAAGGAAAAGGATCGACAACGCATGGTGAAATTGTCAAAAATAATTTCGAGTAAATTGTCCATTAATTCGAGTGATACGATTGAGTCTATATATGCGAAAATACACAAGATTCCCATGACAGCGGCGCGCCGTCGAAGACTCGATGGACGTGTGAACATGAAATCCGCGGCCACGGTAAACCCTAGAAAATATATCGCGTACACGTCACCCCCAGACGAAGAGCGTGTGTCTAGGCAGTTTGTCGTGGGACTCAAGGCGTCCACAAAGTCGGTGCGCGTACCGGGATTCCAGCAAACGAAAGGAGATCAACGTTTCAATATCAATAATCAATTGTGGCGAACGAGTAAAGATAAAAATTACGTAAAAAACGAGTACAACTTCAGACCGAGTACGGGTGGTAAAGTCCCGGAAAAGTTTAATATTTTGAAGACGCTTTATGGATACAGGCCCGCGCGTGACAGTTGGGTTCCAAAGTCGGTACTGTTGAAGTCAGCCCAGATACCTTTCGTTGGTTTAAAGAAATAAGCACACTATACGGTATAATGCTGTACGATACCCCAACGAAGGACGACGAAGGATTCTATGTCGTCAAGGCTACGAAGGACGACAAGAGGAAGTGCTTCGTTCAACTGAACAAAGTCAAGGTGTGTGGACTCTCGGACACCGAAGTGACGTTCGATCTCGTATCCGAACGAAATCTCGAACGCGTCCAAGCGATCGATACACAAAACATCCAGGCCGCACTCGAGAATTCCGAATCTTGGTTTGGTAAGGTTCTCAATCAAGAAACAGTTGAATCGGCGTATACGGCGAGTGTCACGAACAATCAGATCACCGCCGATAAGATTGCTCCGACGAAGATTTTCACCGCCGACCAGGAACTCACGGACTTCAGCGCGCTCACAACCGATGGTGAGTGTTCGGTCATTCTCGAATTCGCCGGATTGTGGTTTGCCAAGAAGGCATATGGTTCGGTGTGGAACGTTGTTCAGGTGAAGATGGTGACTCCTCCTCCTCAGCCAGAAGAAACATATCCAGAAGAATTTGCCTTTGAAGATGAGGGCGACGAATAAAAAAATATATATACTGTATATAAAAAGATGAAGGTTCGGGCGAATCAGCTGGTCATGCTTGCGGCCGTTGCCGTGCTTGTCTATTTGCTCATGAACATGAACACAAAAAAGTCTAAGTACAGTATCAGCGAAACTATGTATGCGCCGAGCCTTTACGATGGTGGCGATGTTCCGGCGAGTACGTGCCAAATGAAGGCTGGTACCGGACTTGCGTCCTCGCTCTTGCCGCGTGAGGTTGCTTCTCAGGAGGACTTCGGTGAGTTTGCCCCGGAAGATATCCTCAAGGGTCAAAACTTCTTGGATCCGCGTCAACAAATTGGCTTCCCGGAGACCACTGGCGGTAACTTGCGTAACGCGAACCAGCAAATTCGCGCGGATCCGCCGAACCCCAAGGATGCTTTCGTTTGGAACAACTCCACGATTGCTCCGGACTTGATGCAGCGTAGTTTGTGCGCTTAAAGATTTTAGATCAATAATAGATAATTATGTCTTCTGTGTCTAGTGATCTCTCAACGAGCGTCTCGAAGCTCGTTGACCTCAGTAAACAACTTTCTGAAGCGAAAGCTGATATCAAAATTCTTAACCAGGAAGAAAAGCGTCTCAAAGAGACTGTGAAGAAACACATGGTTGACCAGGGTATTGATACCATTAACCTCAGGAAGGGTAAGATAAGTTTGAGAAAAAGCGTCCGTAAGTCGGGTGTGAATAAGGATTCTATTAAGGAAGGTTTGTTGAAATTCTTCGGGGGTGACGAAGTGAAGGTCGAGGGTGCGATTAACGCGATTCAAGACAACTTAAAAACCAAAGAATCCGTGACGCTCTCATTAACCGGTATAAAAGAGAAGGCTCCTAAAGAAGATAAGTAAGTCACGATGGTGTGGAGTCAGTACATTGAAGATGGAAATTTTGACCTCGACGTCGAACTCGACGAAAATGGCGAGGTCATCGAAGATGATGACACTCATCTGAATATTCATGATTGGCAATCGAAATACTCAGATGAACTATGGGAACTGTGGGATCTCATGAATTTATTAATTCGTGACGCGTTTCTCGAACACACGCTCTTGGATAAGGCTGAATTTTCAGACTTTGCCGATTTCTGTTACGCAGAACATCACGAAGAACCGGCGTATATTTATTTCAGAACAACGCCACAACTCTCATATATTTGGGATAAGATTGAAGAGTATATCAGGGACGCAAACCTACGTGACGCTTTCATGATTGGTGCTACGTTCGATCATTTCATTGATTTCGTGGCTTTACACACGTCACAAAATAATATGACTATATATTAAATGCTCCCCGATATTGCCACGCGCAAAGTCACCATCCCAGCCGCGCTCTTTGTCGCGCTCAGCCCAGGTCTTTTGCTCACCGCGAATGGCAAGTCTGTTAAGTTTGCCAGTGGTAACACTAATCAAATGGCCATCTTTTTCCACGCGCTCGTGTTCTTCTTGGCGTACTCTGTGATCGCCCGAGTCATGGGTTTGGTCGTGACCAAGGCTGATTTGCTCGTCACGACGACGCTCTTCCTCGCTTTGAGCCCGGGTCTTCTTTTGACGTTGCCGCCGGGTTCTGGTGGTGTTTTCCGTTCGGGTCAAACGAGTCCGCAGTCTGTTCTCGTGCACGCCCTCGTCTTTTCTCTTATTTTCGCGTCTTTGCGACGTCAATTTCCTCAATTCTACTAATAGGATATGAAGTATTTAGTTCTGGGACCAGGTGCCATGGGTATTTATGCCATGATCGGGCGTCTTAAAAGAATGAATAAAGAACTTCGCGATGTCCAGGAAATATCCGGTGCTTCGGCTGGATCGATCTTGGCACTATTTCTAGCGTTGGGGATGTCTGTCGATAAGATTTTTAAAATGTCATTATCCTTAGATATCTCCGAATTTGTTAAGCTAAACATTGGGCTCTTTTTTAACAAATTTGGCTTCGTCGATACTGAACCTATACGTCAAAAACTCGTCGAGTTGTGTGGATGTGATCCAACATTCCGAGAACTGAAAAAGAAGATATACGTCGCGGCGTTTTGTCTTAATTCGTCACAGACTGAGTATTTTTCGGTGGATACGTATCCGGACATGAAAGTGATCGACGCGGTGTGTATGAGCATAGCCATTCCACTCATATTTGAATGTGGTAAACACGACTCGAAGACATACGTCGACGGTGGTACAGCGGAAGACATACCACTTCTTCCCTTTATAGACAAAAAGCCACACGAGATAACGTGCGTTAAAATACACGTGGTACCCAAATATAAAGAAGACCTCGAAAATCCAAAACAGTTTCTCGAAACAATCATAACGTCAACCTTACGTAATAGAGTTAAGTATGATGTTAAGATTAAAACACATCAGATAGATATCGAGCACTTAAATATATTTGACTTTGGTTTGAGTTACGAGGACAAGATACGACTGTATATGCTTGGTCATAATTTATAATGTTTTTGTATATCAAAGTGTATGGATGGATGCGTGTGATCCAAAACTTGATATAGAAAACCTACGTCAGATGATACGGCAAAATACGGGTAAAGAACTGAACTTATCTCGCAAGAAGATATGTCAGGCCTACACCGATATTCAGGAAGATAATCTCCCACTTCCGCCTTTGGTTCTCAGTAAGAACAGAACATTCATGATCGATGGTAAATCACCTCTTAAGCCAAAAGATTATGATATCTTGTTCGCGAGCGATTCAAAAATAGATGAATTGAAGCGCGTCGCGAAGAAAGCCGGTGTCGTCCTCACCGATGGTCTCACGAAACATGAACTCATCGAAGCGACGAAGCGTTATCTCGACGGTCGTAAAATTCGCGAACCGATCGTTCTCGCGAGAAAACGCCGTGCGTCGACGCGTAATGCCATCGCGATGAACAACGTCGGTGTGAACAATCTGAATCGACCGGCGAACAACGTCGGTGTGAACAATCTGAATCGACCGGCGAACAACGTCGGTGTGAACAATCTGAATCGACCGGCGAACAATTTCGGGGTGAACAACGCGAACCGTCGGGTGAACAATCTCGGGGTGAACAACGCGAACCGTCGGGTGAACAATTTCGGGGTGAACCGTCGGGTCAACAATTCAACTCGAGTCATGTTTCCCAAATCTTTGAACATGCCCTCACCGAGCGCGCCGAGCGCACCGAGCGCACCGAGCGCACCGAGCGTTCAACGAACGACTAAAGTTGCCTTTCCGGCGGCCATTAAACCGAGTGTCGGCGCGAGACCGTCATTCATGAACGTCGCGAATAAAAGTTTCATACCCTCCAAGACACGTGTAGCCAATAAACCCGGTTACGTGTTTAAAAAAGGCGATAAGGGGTTGGGTATGTATTTGAACACGGGTGTCGTCGAAGGTCCCTCTCTTCCGAGTGGTTACATCCCACCCAAGCAAAAAATCAACACCGACGTGACCAAGGCGCAAGCCGCCAACGCGATCAAAGCTCTCGGAATTCGTAAAGAGAAGAATTACCTTAATAAATTAAATCAAGCCGGTGTGAAGTTTGCGAATGTCGTGACGAACGCACGCGTCGCGAAAGGTAATGAAGACGCGTTGATAGAATTCATCAACGCGTTAAACGTATCCAATGCGAAAAAGAGTGAACTGAAGAATAAGATCGCCACAAATTCCCTGAACTCCGTTCGTCGCGAAGCCGAGTCGGCATCGAACGTCCCCAAGGTGAACAACGTCCCCAAGGCGAACAACGTCCCCAAGGCGAACAACGTCCCCAAGGCGAACAACGTCGTCCCGAACGTGCCCAAGGCACCTGGTCCACCTACGGCTAATAATCTTCGACTCGGCATGAAAAAAATGTCCATACGTTCCTATTTACGCACTAAGAATGTGACACCTGATCAAGTCACTGAAATCATGAATAGTATCACATTGAATACGAATGTTGAAAACATGAAGCGTAGAATCAATGGTATGGCGTACAATAAGTCGGTTGAATCAAATGTCCCTCGTGTACCAAACGGACCAAGACCGCCCGGTCCACCAACGGCTAATAATCTTCAACTTGGTATCAAGAAAATGGCGATTAAGGCGTACATGCGTAATAAACGCTTAACACCTGAACAAGTCACCGAAATTACTAACGCAATTAGATCAAATACGAATGTTGAGAATATGAAGCGTCGAATTGATGATATGGTTTTGAATGTACAAAATAATATCGACACTCCGAATGCACCGAACATTAATAATCGCGCAAAGTTTCAAAATTATCTTAACACTGTGAATGAACTCAGCAATGAGAACAAAAAGTCACTCATTAATGATGGATCTATTTCAAATCTCAATGGTCTCAAGGTGGCAACGAATAAGCTTTTGAACGAACGCAAAAACCAAAAGAAGGCTGTCATGAAGCTTCGAGTCGTGGAGTTTTTGAATACGGTGAATATTAACCAAAACCAAAAGAATAATTTGGTTCAAAAGTACGACGCGAATCAATTGACGTTAAATGGTGTAAAAAATGAAGTGTCTAAAATAATTCAAGCGAAAGAGACAAACATTAAAATTAAGAATAAACAATCACTCGTGAATTTCTTGAACAAGGAAACAACTCTTAATCAAACGAATAAGAATGCATTGATTCGCGAATTCAATAACGGTGTGAATGTATCATCCATTCAAAATAAGGCGCGCACACTCGATCAAACGCGTAAAAATGCACGCATTAACAAAATCAAAAGTGAGATCAACGCGTATATGGCTAACAAGAGTCTCACGAATGACGAAAAGCAATCATTCAGGAATAGTGTGACGGCAAACACGAACGTGACCGCTTTGAAATCTAACATTAACGCGCGAAGTGTGGCGTCGCAGAATCAAAAGAAAATTTTGAATCGTCAAGATCTCATGGGACACATAGCGACACTCGGTCTCACGAATCAAGAACGTAATGCGATCGTGTCCAAGTTTAATAGCAATTCTTCGAATTTAAATGCGCTTAAGAATGAAGCCACGAAGATTCGAAATTCAAAAAAGCTCGCGAACCGTGAAAAACTTACGAACGCGCTCAACTCTACACAGTTGAATCAAACGCAAAAGAATTCTATATTGAGTAAATTTAACACGGGTACGTCGACTCTCGAAACACTTCAAAGTGAAATTCAAGAACTCGTAAAGATTAAGAATGCGGAAAACAAAATAAAAACTCGTAATGGTCTTAAAAATTATATGAATACGTTGAACATCACATCGAATAATAAAGCTGCTTTTCTTAAAGAACTTAATAACGGTGAAAGTGACGTCAACACGATCAAGCGTAAGATTACAAACTTGATAAATTCAAGGATCTCTGATCAACGAAATAAGAATAGAGTCGAACTCGTGGAATACTTGAATACACTCGAATTGAGTGAACCGAATAAGGCTAAAATCATTCAAAATTTTGGAAATGCGCTCAATCTGAACAAAGCGAAGACGAACGCGAAATCTCTTTCCAACGTACGACGCAGTGAAAAGTTTGAAGCCGATAAAGCGAATCTTAGAAATTTCGTCGCCGGTCTTAACATCAACGCGTCTCAGATCATCGCCAATTTTAACACGGGTGCTATCTCTCTGAACAAGGCGAAAAACTTGGCGAAGCAACTCGTCAATAAAAATGTGACCGAACGTCGCGCGGCAAACAGAAAGACTCTCGAAAGTCACATGAACACGTTGGCGCTGTCGAATGACGAAAAGAAGATGCTTCTCACAGACTTTAACGATGACGGTGGAAACTTGAACACTCTCATGAAGACTGCGACTAATATTCATCAAGCGTCCATTAAAAGGAATTTAGCCATGGAACGACAAAAGGTTAAAAATACGTTAAATGCTATGAATTTGACCAACGTTAACAAAGCTGGACTTTTACGTCAATTCAATAACGGTGCTCGGAATATCGAACAAAAGGCGATTCAATTGATTGAAAATAGAAAGATCGAAAAGCTAAATACGATGCGAGCACAAATGAAAGAATATGTTAATTATTTGGGCTTGACAAACGAAGACAAGAAATATATAATGAATAAAATCACGTCGATAAACGCCAACATCAACGCTCTCAGAAACGAGGCTAAAAATGTTAAAAATAGACGAAACATTAATGCACGAGCGGCCGAAAGAAACACAATCACCGAATATATTAACTCGATCGGTCTTAACAAGGAAGACAAAAATACAATTCTCAATAAGTTTAATACCACGAACGCGAGCTTAAATACACTTCGCAAAAATGCGAATGATATCGCAAAAACTCGTAAAGATGAGAAATATATCACGAATAAAAAGTCACTTGAAAATCACATGAATACTTTAGGGTTGGATAACAGTAATAGGTTGGATCTTTTGAGTAAATTGAATTCCCCGTCCGTGACCATCAAAAATATCATCAGTGAAGCGACCAATCGTTCTATTCAAAGAAAAGAAGAACAACGCACTAAAGACAGAGGCGAACTCAAGACGTATGTCAATACACTCGAGCTTTCGAATGATGATAAGGAATACGTGATGAAACTCTTCGACGATGAGAGTGGTAATGTCGAGTCTATCAAGAAACAGGGTCGAAATCTCGTGAACACACGGAAGTCTGAAAAGACGGAAGCACTGATGACGAAGTTCAAGACATACATCAACGGCATGCCATTGAACCAATCCAATAAGAATGTTCTCATGCGTAATTTTAATGCCAATGTAAACAAGAATGTAAACGCATGGTCTAAGAAAGCGAATACTCTCCTCAATCAACGTAAGGGTGAATGGAAGGCGAGAGATCGTAACGAGTTGAATCGCTTCATGACAAATCTTAATCTTCCCGGAAACGCGAAACTCACCATATTGAAGAACTTCGATAACGGTGTGGGTACGCTCAATACACTTAAGAATAGAAGCCAATCGGAGTCCAACCGAATCAAAAACGAGAAGAAGGCTGAAAAGCGCGCGGAATTGAGTAATTATCTCGAAAAACTCAATATTAACCCAACGAATCGTAATGGTTTCCTGCAAAAGTATGATAACGCACCGAATACTGTCAATGTCATTAAACAAAACGCAAAGAATATGGCGAATTCAATCAAGACTGCCAAGCGGGCCAAGAACCTCGAAAACTTTGACGCCTACATGTCTCGGATAGGGTTGAGTCCCCAAAACAAGAATTCATTGATGCAATCGCTTTCGCAATCGAACATCAGTCTCGAAAACATGAAGGCGCGTGCGAATGGTGTGCTTAAGAATAAGATCGCGGAGAAGCGCGTGGAATTCTCCAAGTTTTTGAGCGGTTTGAATTTATCGAATGAAAATAGAAATTCAATTCTCAAACAATTCGATAACGATAGTTCTAATATGAATGACCTCGAAAAACGCGCGACAAATCTCGTGAACCAACGAAAATCTGAAAAACGAACATCGAATAGAAACGCTCTTTCTAACTATGTGAAAACGCTCGAGTTAAATCAAACCAATAAGAATTCAATTCTCAAGGAGTTTAACGATTCGATCGCGGAGCTCAATGTGATAAAGACGAAAGCGGACGAACTCGTGAAACAGCGTCGACGTGAACTCATAAATTCAAAGAGACAAGAACTCAATAATTACACGAATGAATTGAATCTCACGGGTGAAGATAAAAACAGTATCATGACTAAATTTAATGATACGAATGGAAATATATCCGTACTCAAGAATGAAGCGCGTAAATTATCGAACAGACGTAAACTCGAAAAGGTTGCGATGAATCGAAAAGAACTCACAAATATGTTGAATACTCTTAATATTACAAACGTGCAAAAGACAGATCTTCTTAAGAAGTTTAATAGTGGAAGTAATACACTGAATACACTCAAACAGGCCGCGGCGAATATGAATAAGAATGCAAAGAATAAAGCAGCCACTCGAGCCGAGTTGAGAACCTTCCTCGACGGTCTCGAACTTAATAATTCGATGAAGAATGGCCTCATTAAGAAGGTTAACGACGGTTCGGCGACGATCAACGCTGTGAAGAATGAAGCGACCAAACTGAACGCATCTCGGCGCGCGGAACTGTTGAACAAGAAAAAAGATGAACTTCGAAATTTCATGAATGGTAAGAACCTGACCAACACCGAACGTAATGCGTTCATCGCACGCGTGACGAATAAAAACATGAATCTCGCGTCCATCAAACAAGAGATTACGAATACGAACACCGCATCACAAAAGAGAAAGCAAGAAAGCGCGGACAGATCCGCGAAACTCAATGCATTCTTGAACACGTTAGATTTGACGAATGAAAACAAAAAGACGTTTAAAAATCAGCTTCTCACAAATAACACAAACTATACATTGAATACGATTAAGGCTCGTGCGACAAACCTGAATACCGAACGTAAGAAGGCGGAGGCGAACCGAAAACGTCAAGAAGATCGCGGTGTTCTCGAACAACATCTTAAGACCATGACACATCTCACGAATGTGGACATGCAAAAGTACATCTCAGAATTTAACAACGCTGGTAAGTCACTTCAAAATGTTAAGAATGCATCCATTAAAAATAACGAAGACAAGGCGAAATTGAAGAATGATCTCAAGAAACAAATCACGGGTTTGGCGATCGCCGATGACAGAAAGAAGCAATACATTAATCAAATCAATAAACCTTACGCGAACATTACACCGATTCAAACGCTCATCGAGAAGAATATAGCCAACGCGAAGGCCGCTCGCGATCAACTCAAAAAGAATGTCGCTGCGAAACTTCAATCACTCGATACACTCGAAAAGACGAATCGAACAAAGTTAATGGAACGCTTGAACAAGGGTGAAGATCCAAACAAGATTCTCAAAAACGCATCGAAGATGAATTCAAACCGACGTACCTTCGCTTTAAAGCGAAATGTGGCTGCAAAGCTTCAAGCCATTCCGAACCTCGAGCGTGAGAATCGAAAGAAGCTCATGAACAACTTGAACAAGGGTAAAAGTGCGAATAACGTACTTCGTAACGCCGAGACACTCTTGCTCGAAAAGGCAAAGAAGCCGTTATTTGAAAAGATCATCCGAGAAATCCCGGGTAAGACGGGTGTGTTTAGACGCGATTGGGAAACCCTCGTGAAACAAGCTAAAACTAAAGAAGATCTCACCTCGATCAACGCACAACTCGACGAAAAAATCAAACTTCGCGAGGAGATTCGCACGTCCAATATTTCTAACAAAGAGAAGGCTGGTCACGAAGCGTGGATCATGAAACGCGGAAACGATGTTCCGAAAAGACGCGACGAGCTCGCGAGACAATTGAATGCTAAGAAAAAGGCTAAAAATGCACTCAAACAGAACACCGCGACGAGACTTCAAGCACTCAACACACTCGAAAAGGCAAATCGAACGCGGTTCATGGAACGTCTCAACAAGGGTAACGATCCGAGAGCCATTCTCGCGAATGCGGGAAAACTTCACGAAGATCGGCGCACCGCAGAAAAAGAAAAAATCGAAAAGGAGCGTCGGGACAAGCTTCGAAAGAATACCGCAGCCTTACTTCAAAGTAAGAAGAAGCTCACGCGTGATAACAGAAAAGAGTTCATGAATAGACTTGAAAAGGGAGAAAATCCAAACACGGTTCTTAAGAACGCAAATAAACGCAACTCCAACGCCACGATCCGTGAAGGCGTCGAGTGGAAACTCAAGCAAATCAAGGGCCTCACGAGCACCGATGTTGAAAAGTTTATGAAACGATGGAACGCCTCGAAAAATAAAACAATATTCAACGAAGCTCGTCAACTCGTCAAGTCTCGAGAGAGTGGATTTTCATTCAATAATATGAACAGACCAAATAAGAAACCCATGACTGCGGCACAGCGTTTCAATAACGTGAATGAAAAGGAAAAAAGACGCATGGCTCTTGAGAAGTCGGAAGCCAAACGTGCGCGAAAAGAACAACTCAGAAAGCAAAACCGCGCCCTCGCAAAAGCCAAGGGTACCAGTGTCAAGGCGACACAGAAAAAACAACAACAGACTCGACGAAGAATATAATCTTGTATCATATAAATGCGAGTCATCATACCTCTCAGTAATTCTGGAATTCTCAGTGCACATGGATATTCCGATGTTCGCGAAAAGAGCGCACTCGCGAGACACCGAGCACTCGCGCGCGTTGTTCGGGCGGGTGAACCACCGCTCGGTCTCTTTCGACGATTAAATGTTTTGATGATTTTGTTCAAACGAACAAATCCAAAATTGTCTAAAATATTTAAAAGTGATAGAGACTGGGTAAAGGAAAAATACATGTAAGTTTAAAGAATAGCACCATGTTTTTAATTAATGGACAGGTGCGGTGTGTGTTTTGAAAATACAAATCACAAAAAGGTTACCTGTCCTTTTTGTGATTTGAATACGTGTAGAACGTGTACACAGACATATTTACTTTCAGTCATGGAAGATGCCCATTGCATGGGATGTAAACACGTGTGGAACAGACAATTCGTCGATCATTTTTGTACACATAACTTTAGACACGTCGATTATAGACGACATCGTGAAAATGTTCTATTTGAACGCGAAAAATCACTCATGCCGGAGACGCAAGTACACGTCGAACGGATACTCGAGATGCGCTATTTAAACAAAGTCATCGCGGAACAAAAGGTACAGTTGTCTAAATTATATATGACATATGGTCGTCTATCATACGATGAATATATACAAGTCCAAGAAATACACGAACTCATAGAAAACATGCGCCAAACGCGCGAACGTATAGATGAAATTCGATCTTCAAATCCAGACATCACCGAAATCAAGAAGTCATTCGTACGAAAATGCCCCGAGGGTGAGTGTAAGGGGTTTCTAGATGAAGATTGGTATTGTGGTATATGTCGAACTACATTTTGTAATGATTGTGGTGAAATTAAACACGACGATCGCGCATGCGACCCGGATCTCGTAAAAACCATGAAACTCATATTGAAGGATACGAAACCGTGTCCGAAATGTTCGACCATGATTTCTAAAATAGATGGGTGTGCACAAATGTGGTGTACCCAGTGTCAAACGGCGTTTGATTGGAGATCCGGGAATATTCAAATAGGTCGAATACATAATCCACATTATCTAGAATTTAAACGAAAGACGCACGGTCTCTACCGCGAAAACGGTGATGTACCGTGTGGTGGTCTACCGTCGAGACACGAACTTCCGGAACGCCTCGCGGATCTAATACACGTTATTAATTGGTGTGAGCGGGAGATCATGTATACACGATACGTCAATACCTCCACCTATCATCACAGGGTATTATACATGCTCAATGATATGTCAGAAAAGGAATTCAAACGCAAGATACAAGCGATCGACAAACACAAGGAGAAGAATATGGATGTCGTTAATGTGTATCAGATGTTCATAGACACGGCGTCGGATTTACTTCGTCAGTATGTCATACGTGAAGACGCGGGTATAATCACAACTTTACGTGAGCTCATAGTCTATTCGAATGATATAGTACGTTCTATTCATAAAAGATATAAATGTGTCACTCCACCGCTATTCAATAATAATATTCTATTAATGTAGAATGCTCGTGCTCTTACTGGCAATCATAATTTTCGTGTATCTATTGATTCCGAAATATAGACATCCACTCGTATTCCATGATTTCGTGACTCCAGAAGAACGCCACTATATCATAGAACAAGCGCGAGACAAACTCAAACCGTCGACAGTTTCGAGAGATAAACTCATAAAGAAGAATGTCCGTCAGAGTGAAACAGCGTGGTTATCGTTGGAAGATCCCGTGATACGCAGAATTGTCGATAAGTGTTTAGCCATGACGGACCGACCGATCGATAATTGTGAAAATTTACAGGTTCTTCGATACGAAGAGGGTGGATTTTACCGTCCACATCAAGACGCCATGCACGATCAAAAAAATAAACGCATGTACACATTCATCATCGCCCTCAACGATGGATATCAAGGCGGTGCGACCATGTTTCCAAAATTAGGACGCGCGTACAAACTCAACGCCGGTGATGTTTTATTTTTTGACACGCTCGATAATTATGAATTCATTACATCGAAAGCACTACACGGTGGTATGCCCGTGACGCACGGTGAGAAATGGATTTGTAACTTATGGGTCAACAAGTATCCCCTCACCGCGGAGACGTAATTTACGACGATTCGCTTCGTGAAGCGATGTGACAGCATTCTTATTTTGACCCGAGTACGGCACCGCGTATCCTTCATCGCACATCCACTTGTTAACATTCGTCCATTGACCATCCTCGGAGACCCACACCTCTGCGAGGATGCGCCCAAACTTACCACGACTGTCTCGTTCCGGGCATCTGAGTTCGATCTCGATATCATCCTTCTCAGATTCCACAGCTTTGAGACACCACTCTTTTAATTTTTGTTTTGAAATGAGGCCGTATACCTTCTCCGTCGCGTCGGATGTACGCGATTCGGGGGTGTCGATACCCAAAAGACGCACGCGTTGACGCGTACACACATCAAATCCTAGATCGAGAGTCACATCGATGGTATCACCGTCGACGACTTTTTCGAGAGATGAAACTTTATATACAAATTCACACGTGGGCTGGACGTATGTGGCCATATACTATACGAGAACATTATTCTCCCCATAGGTAACTGAATGATTTCGATGACGATATTCGCACGAAACTGAATGGCCACCACGATTTCATTTATATTCTCTGATATTATTAATGAAGTCTGTTGTCTTTACGTATGGTCGTTTTAACCCTCCACACAAAGGTCATCGCGTCATGATTGAACAGGTCATCGAAACTGCGCGTCGCACGAATAAGACACCCGTGATTGTCGTGTCACATTCGTATGGAAACGCTAAGAACCCCCTTCCGGTGGAGAACAAAGTGCGCATCCTCCGACGTTGGTTTCCGGGTGTGACCATACTCACATCAGCAAAAGATCGAAGCATCGCCAAGATCACACAAAACTTCAATGCAAATTCAATCATGGTCGTGGGTCAAAACCGTGAAAACAGTTTCAAGTTTCTTAAGTTTAAGAAGGTTGCCGTGTCGCGAACTCCGAATGCACCGTCGGCCACGATGGCGAGAGCCGCCGCAGCTTCCGGTAACGCAAAGGCGTTTAAAAATATGACAGGTTATAACTTGACGAATAAGATGATTAAAGCGATCGTGAAAAAATAGGGTATGGTAGACATAGAGGCACTCGCTACAAAAATATATTCTCAACTGGGAGCTGGGTACAGTGAGAGAGTATACCATAACGCGATGGAAGTTCTTTTAAGACGTGAAGGTGTTTCATACGAATCGGAACGCATCGTACCCATTCCATTTGAAGGACACATCATCGGTAATCTGAGAGCCGATATTATCATGAATAACGAAACAGTTCTCGAATTTAAAACCATTAAGACTCTGAATGATGCGGCGGAGTTACAGGCACAAAACTATCTTCGTCTGATGTCACTGAAGACTGCGTATCTGATAAATTATCCACCGTTTCCAAATCGGCAAGTGGAGGTACGAAAGATTGTAGTAGAACCATAAACGGAAATAACTTTGCGAGTGTCGCGTGAAACCGCTTCGTTTCCCTGTAATGTTTTTCTGGATCTTTGATACTTTCGGTTAAAAGTTCCCGAGCCGCATTCATGTGAAACGTGGCTTCGTCGAGTACAAACTGTGTGTACTCATCCATTAGTCAGAAATATACCAGCGTCTTTAAGTTTTTATTTGCGTAAATTTAACCATGTCTTTGTGTAGTTTTCCAATTGTTTCATCGTTGGACCTTGGGTCATTATATAATTCGCCGCGGCATTCTTGTAATTTTTTACGAGTCTATTGGGTATGTTTTTGGTATTCAATTGATTCATGATAAACACACGCTCGAGATTACGTTCACGCTCACGTTTCCATCGTTCAACCATGCGTTTTTTAACGATGTCAACATCCTTCTTGAACGGAATACCACGTTTGTTTCCGAGACGACCACCCATACTATTCAGCTTCGCCTTCATCTCTTTCACATCAGCGTTGATTGAAGGCATCACGTTCTTATAACGCGACAGCCATCGCTTCCCGTATAAACGCATGATATCGTTTCGAATCGAAGTTTCATCGAGACCGCGTTTCTTCAAGACTTCTTGACGCACGGCGTTACGTTTTTGTTGTGCTATATTTTTACGGGTGGGTTTAGGCGGTGGTGGTGTCACCACTTTCTTTCTCGCGGCATTCGCGAGCTGATTTCGTTCCTTTTCCATTTTTTGGACAATCGTCATCTTATCATTTCTCGCATTCACGGCAACTTTCATGATTTTGGCGAAACGAATGAGATCATTCTTCGTATATAATTTCGCCAATTTTTTACCGACGCGGAACTTTTCACCACTTCCAGTTAATCTATATTCGGTGCTTCCATTCTTAAACGCGGCAACTTGCGCCTTTTCACTCCCAACCTTCTTAATCATCGCACACAACACATCCTTCTTTGTCGTTTTCTTTATATCGACGATTCCCAGTTTCTTCGCGATATCATATAATTCGGGTTGTGAATACCTATCACAGCGTCTTTTACCTATCATGTTTCCGTTAATTATAGGAAGTGCGTTTCCGCGCACAACCTTCTTCGCGTTTTTAGGAATTTTATAACAACACGTAAATCCCTTTTTATTTTTACGCTCCTCGAAGCCGGTCTTACACGGGGGTTTGCGATTCTTTGGACACGACGACGAATTTGTACGGCGCGAAGCGTTTACATTCTTCGTACTGATTCGAACGATTCCATTCGACGTAGCCCTTTCCATGATTTCAGACGCGACGGTGTACGCTTTTAACATCCGACCCGGTGTTTTCACACCAGATATTTGCACATTTCCACTCGAAGATATGATGAATGTGGCATCTTCGTCTTCGGACAAAGGATACTTAGCAAACATGAATGGAGATAATTCGGGTTCATACGACGATTCGGTGAGTCCATACGTCGCGTGGTTTCTGTGAAGATCGAACAAGCGCACGGAACCATTCAATTTGAATTGACCACTTAAATTATTATATTCAAATGCGTTGTATAGGAATGGATACTTACTCAACGTGTACGCCGTGACCACATAGTTTCTGACTTCTTCGGCTTGCTTTTCGATATCTGTCCCGACAAAACCACCCGAGAAACGAATCTTGCCATTTTTGTAAATGTTAATGGTCCACCCCTTCGTTTCGCTCCCATTCGACACATTCAAGGCGAATTGTACCGTGAAAAAACGCGAATCCAAATTTCCCTTTGGTCCATATTCTTGTGAATGCGAAAACCCAACTTTGAATTGACCGTAATAGCCTTTAATTTCCTTGACTTCTATGGTGAGTCCATTTCCAATGGGTCTTTTCGTGAGTGGACTCTTCTTAAGAATTTCAACGAGATCGACGCGGTCACCGGGACTTAAACTTCTATTTACGGTGGCGTTAAACATACCCATATTCAATTTACTCGCAACAAGTTTCGTATTCACAATATTCTTATAGTTGCTAGTGTTTACTAATTTTCGATCGAGACGTTGAGGAACGTGTTGATCTTTCGTAAATTCACGCTCAATCTCATTCGCAAGTCGGAGATTTTCTTCCGTATAATTGCTATTCGTGTCGCTCACAAGATTAACATTAGAATTTTGAACAAATTCCCTGACGGTGTCTCTGTTCATCTTATATATGACCATTATTTTTTTCTAATGGTCATCGCTAAATTGGAGTGTATCTTCGAGTACATCGAGACCAAAGATGAACGGCTGTTTCGGGTAGACACGGCCCTTGTACGTGAGTGATTCCTCGCGCACTTCAATCTCGCGCGAACTGAACGGCCCGGCGTAGAAGTCTGGGTTGAATTTTGGTCGACCCAAGTTGTTCGCTTGACAGTGCTGATTGAACACCTGTACGAAGATCTTCTGAGGCACGTAGAGTTCTTCGCCAAAGACGAGATTGGTCGACTCCAAGAAATTGTGGAGTGTGCTCGCGACCATCGCGACTTGTTTCTGAACGGTTTTGAAGTATTCTGGAACAACGTTCCAAATGTCTTTGTTTCTGTATTTTTGTGCGTAGTCGAGGTATGCTCGAACGCATTTAAGTAAAATAGCGGGGATTTCTTGGTTAAGTTTTTCGTCGAGTTGTGTGTCGGCATCCTTGACTTGCTTTGCAAAGTTCCATGGAAGAATGCGTCGAAGCACGGATCCTGAATTATCTTTCCAATTTGGAATCTCATTCCCACCGAGCACCCCGGGACACTTCCACTCGACCGACTTCGCGGTCTGTCCTTTGATGGCGATGGAAACATCTTCACCAGATACCATGGACTGGAACTCAGCCTGTTCGAGACAGAAATCACCTTTGATTTCGGGTGCGATGAACATGAGCGCGTTGTATACACTCGAGAGACCAAACTTCTTTTCAATATTATTCGAAACAGTCTTGACGTCTTCCGGTTCGTAGAACTTTTTGAAGATCTTTGTAATCACCGTGGACTTCCCCGAACGCGCGATACCCTTGAGGAAAGGAATGACCTGCCATCCATCGAGTTCTCCGGTATCGAAACACAAACGACCACCCATGACATACATCCATCTCGACACACTCTCATCAAACTTTTGATAATCGAGAACACCTTGGAAATGTGGCGTTGGAATGTCGTACCAATCTTCGATGTGATCGAAATCATCAAATTGTTGATCGAAAAACTTACAACTCACCTTGGTGGGATCGAGTGATCGAAACTCGCGACTCTCGTACGAATAAAATTTACAATCATACGCGCCAGTTTCGGGTGTCCAACACTTTCCGAAGAAGACACCGTTCCTGAATGACCACATGTGACGATCCTTGATGATTTCAGGAAACTGCACGTCTTGACAATTTGATAAATGTTCAATCAAATGTCGAAACACACCGGGGTTGCTCGTAAGATTTTGCCATAAACCGAAATCATATTCCTTGTTACCGAGCTCGTACACGAATTCATTGATCGATTTAAGAGGCTTCCACGCGCGCGTGTCGTAGCCGTTATATGTGATCTGTTCACAGCAATCACCTTTGTAACGTCGAAACCGTTTCATGTACAGCGTCTTGAGTGCACACAAGATAGACTTCTGAAAGGGGGTCGCGTCGTCGACTTTGCTGTCGTCCATCGGGACACCCCTAAACGTAGCAGGGTCTGAATCAAAAATCTCGGGCTCGACGGTTGGATTTTCAGCACGCTCGTATGCTATTTTATGGGTGTTTATATTGCAAAAGGCATCTTTCACTTGTTCAATGATTCGATTGATACGTCTCGATACCTTGAGGCCATCATCTTCGGGTTCAAATTCCTGAATATTGATCGCACTCGCTCTGTGATAGAGCTCACTCAGAATCTTGATATATCTCGATCGACGATCGTCGATGGCTTTCATATCATAATTCAAAACTCGTCCATCTTCACCGATATCTTCCGGGTTAAGCAGTTGTGTATAACCCAGCGATGCCGAATTGAATCCGGAGCCTTTTTTCAAACACCATTTTTCTTCCATGTAGTCGATGTATTGTAACACCTCTTCTTGATTCAGAGACTGGACTCTACATTTCATTTGTTCCATCTCAGACTCCCGAGTGTCGGGGTCTTTGTCGATGTAATGAGTTCCATCTTCCATTTTATTAATCATGGGCCGATTTTTCTAATTGTCTTTTTTGGAGAGCTTGGTGAGCATCTTGATGAGAATTTTGTTTTGCATTTCGAGCTGAGTCGCGATGTTCACCAGGGCGGAACACACGGTATCGCCGTCGGCCGTCGCGAGCAGACCGGTCATCAAAAATCCAATATCCCCCTGAAAGTCTTCGTCGTCTTCGTCTTCGAAGACCTCTTCTTCCTCTTGCTCTTCTTCCTCTTCATCATTGATGGTATCATCATCGGACACAAACTCTTCGATTTCTTCAGGGCGATCAGACATTTAAACTAAACTGAGAAAAGAACGTGACCAAAATTTCGCACCGCTGCGATTTCGGTCAGAATTATTTTCTCCGTATACAGTACAAAAACTCTCAAAATGGCCGGTGGTCTCATGCAACTCGTCGCCTATGGCGCCCAAGATGTCTACTTGACGGGTAACCCGAAGGTTACCTTCTTCCAAGCCGTGTACAAGCGTCACACGAACTTCGCTATGGAAAACATTGAACAAACTGTCAACGGTACCGCGTCCAACAACGGCCGCGTGTCCGTGACCATCGCCCGTAACGGGGATTTGATCGGCGACATGTACGTCGAACTCGTTACGTCGGCGTCTCTCGGTACGAAGGCCGGTGTCGCGGCCATCGATTCGTGCTGGGCGGCCGAACGTGCCATCAAGGATGTTGAACTCTCCATCGGTGGTCAGCGCATCGACAAGCACTACCAAAAGTGGTGGCGTTTGTACTCTGAGTTGTACTTGGACGAGTCCAAGAAGGCGACTTACGGTAAGATGACGACCAACCCGGTTGCCTCCACGGCCGGTACGGTTTTCCTCCCGCTACTCTTCTTTTTCAACCGGAATCCGGGGTTGTATCTGCCCTTGATCGCGTTGCAGTATCACGAAGTCCGCATCGACTTTGACTTGTCCTCGGAATTCTCCCAATACACCGATGGCTCCACCTTCAAGGTCTGGGGTAACTACGTGTACTTGGACACGGAAGAGCGTCGTCGCTTCGCCCAAAAGGGTCACGAATACCTCATCGAACAAGTGCAACACACTGGTACCGACACGGTGACTGCCGGGTCCACCAAGCAAGTGCGCTTGTCCTACAACCACCCGATCAAGGAATTGGTGTGGTGCTTCAACAACGGTAGCGCCTCCAACGCGCAACACTGGAACTTCACCT